GGCGCTGATCATCAGCACGTCAGCGGCAGACGACACGCACCCGTTTTCCAAGTGGATCGACGACGCCGTTCCGGGGTCATACGTTCAAGAGCATCGGCCTTCCCCCGGCCTGCCTGCGGATGATCTGCCGTCGCTAATCATTGCAAACCCCGGATCGGCATTTGGCATCGGCACCAAGATGGACCGCTTGCAGGCCATGGCGGTGCAGTCCATCGCGCGCGGCGGGTCCAGCTTGGCGACGTTCCGGCTTTACAACCGTAACGAACGGATCAGCGGCGAAACCCGCAACCTGCTCCTGACCATGGACGAATGGCTTGGCTGTGAAGTGTCCGACCTGCCGCCACGCCAAGGCGGGGTGGTGATCGGTATCGACTTGGGCGGGTCGGCGTCCATGACGGCGGCGGCATTCTATTGGCCGGAAACAGGGCGACTTGAATGCCTTGGCACGTTCCCGTCCATGCCGTCGCTGCTGGATCGCGGGCAGGTGGACGCGGTGGGCGACCGCTATGTGCAAATGCAGGATCGCGGCGAATTGACGGTGCTGGGCAGCAAGACGGTTCCCGTTGCAGCTTGGCTCACCGAGGTCATGGCCCATGTGCAGGGCGAGCAAGTCTTGGGGCTTGTGATGGACCGTTACAAGCAATCGGAACTGGGGGAGGCGCTGGACCGGGCGGGCATCCGCGCGCCGCTGATTTGGCGCGGCAACGGCTTTCGGGACGGCGGAGAGGATTGCGAACGGTTCCGCCGCGCCGCCTTTGACGGAAAGATCAGTGCCAAACCGTCGCTGTTGCTGCGATCCGCCTTTGCGGATGCGGTCTGCCTGACCGACCCGGCCAACAACCTCAAACTGACCAAGGCCCGCTCAAATGGGCGGATCGACGCGGCGGCGGCTTCGGTTGTGGCCGTGGCCGAAGGCACCCGGATCGCGGGACGGCCAAAAACCAAAGCAAGGATACTCTGGGCATGAAAGCCGAAAAGATGGATCGCAAGATTACCCTGCAACGGGGAAGCTACACCGTTAATGAATACGGAACGCCGACCTACTCTTGGGCCGATCTGGCCACGGTTCCGGCGCAGATGATCCAGCGCAGCACCACGGAATTTGTGCGCGCCCAAGGCGCAACCGAGGCCGAAATCCTTGTGTTCCGACTGCGGTATTTTGCGGGGCTGACGACTGCCGATCGGCTGCTGTTCGAGGGTCGCCCCTTCAACATCACCGAACTAAGCGAACTTGGCCGCAAAGACGGCATTGAGTTGCGCTGCCTGCAAGGGCCGGGGGCGTAACATGGCGGGCGTTCGCAAGGAACATCATCGGCATTCTAGAGTCGTGACCCGCACCAAGCGGTGGAAGGCACTGCGGATGGAAATTTTGGAGCGCGACGGCTTTCGCTGCAAGGGATGCGGCTGTGGCGGGCGGCTAGAGGTGGATCACATCAAGCCCGTTCGGACACACCCCGAGCTGTCCTATGAGCCGCGCAATTTGCAGGCGCTTTGCCCGTCCTGTCACACCAAGAAAACCCGGATCGAATGCGGGCATCGCCCGCCGTCCGAGGAGCGCCAGCAATGGCACAACTTTGTCGCCGATCTGGCAGGCAAAGCCCCCACCCCGAAACCGAAACCAAGCATGTTTGGAGAACACAATGCTTAATTCTGTGATGATCGCCCGGCGTCAGTCGGAAATTCGCCAGCAACTTGCTGCCCTTGTCGGCAATCCCGCCGCCAGTGCCGATGAGGTGCGTGCAATGGAAACGCTGGATGCGGAATACCGCGCCAACGAAACCCGCTACCGTGCGGCGCTGATCGCCGAAGATACCGAACGCCGCGAAGCCGGGGCCGATCTGGAAACCCGTTCTGACCGTGAACTGGCTGAACTGATGGCGCGCTTTGAACTGCGGCAGGTTGCCTTTGCCTTGGATGAGGGCCGCGAACTGACCGGGCAGACGGCAGAAATCGTGCAAGAGCTGCGTTCGGCAGGCGGCTTTCGGGGCTTCCCGGTGCCATGGGCGGCGCTGGAACAACGGAACACGGTTGCTTCGGGCGTTGCCAACCCGCTCGCTACGCAACCGATCATTGACCGGCTGTTTCCTGAAAGCGTGGCCGCGCGCATGGGGGCGCAGTCGATCAGCATTGACAGCGGCCTGACCGAATGGCCCGTTGTCACATCCAGCGTGGCGGCAGGCTGGGCAGCGACCGAAGGTGGCAACGTCGCTGGCCCGACGCCCTACACCACGACTGACAAGGCCATGACGCCGAACAACACTTTCGGCGTTCACATGCGGCTGTCGCGGCGCGCGATGAAACAGACGGGCGATGCGTTGGAACAAGCCATTCGCCGCGACATGAACGGCGCGATGGCGCAGGGCATTGACCAAGCCGTTTTCCTTGGCACGGGGGCAGGCGGTCAGCCCTTGGGCGTTATTCCCGGTGCGGCCACCTATGGCATCACGTCCACCGCGATTGCGGCGGCGGCGACGTGGGGCGCGTTCCGGGGTGCGGCTGCTCATTCGCCCCGAGGTTTGGGAAAAGATGGACGGCACCTTGATCACCGGAACCGCCGTTTCGGAATGGGATCGCCTGACCAGCAACATTCCTGACGCCAATATCGCCATGTCGGCCAATGCACTTGCGGCCCCGTCTGGCACCCCGCTTGCAACCAGTGCGCTGCTGACCACGAACGCAGGCGGCGTGGCCCCGATCTATGTTGGCATGTGGGGCGCGGTGGACGTTATCCGTGACCCCTTCACCGATGCGCAGGCGGGCGGCTTGCGGCTGACCGCTTTGGCCACGGTTGACGTGACCGTCGCGCGCGGCGTGCAACTGCAACTTCTGACCAACGTGCAGTGATGCTTTGGGGCATTCACCAGGGCGACTTTGAGGTCAGAGCCGAAGGCGGGGAAACCCGCCTTCTAGGCCGCTTCCCCTATGGCGCCGAAACCGTGCTGCGGCCTGCGGGCAATGGCGGGCCAGAACTGCGCGAGGTCTTTGCGCCGCGCGCCTTTGCGGTTGAACAGGCCCGCAACACCTTTCTGTTGGCAGGGCATGACTTTGCCAAGCCGATGGCATCGGTGGCGGCGGGAAGCCTGCATGTCACCAACACCGACGCGGCGCTGTTGATTGAGGCGCGGATCGCGCCGGATATGATCGGTGTCAGCTACATCGCGGACGTGCTGGCAGGCATCCGCGCGGGGCTTGTTCCGGGCATTTCCCCCGGCTTTCGGCTTGCGGTGCAGGCCGGGGCGGAAATCATCACGCGGCAGGGCAACACCGTGCTGCGCACCATCAGCGCCGCCGTGCTGGAAGAAATCAGCATCGTAACTCGCCCCGCCTATCCGCAAGCACAGATTGAGGCGCGAAGCTGGACGCCAGCGGCGGCACCGCCGCGCGCGCACCCCCTTAACCGTTGGAGGCTTTAATGCTGAATTGGCTGTTCAAGCGCGCGGCGCGCGACCCTGAAAAGCGGGCGTCAGGGTCAAGCTACACCGCACAAGTCATGTCGGCGCGCGAAACCTACATCGGTGGCGGCACGGGCTTGGCGGAACTGACGGCAACGGTGCAATCTTGCGTCAGCCTTTGGGAAAGCGCCTTTGCGCTGGCAGATGTGCAAGGCACCGACCTGCTGGACCGCCGCACCATGGCAATGATCGCCCGTGCGGCGGCGCTGCGGGGCGAGGCGGTGTTACTGATCACCGCTGACGGGCTGGTGCCCGCGCGCGACTGGGATCTGTCCACCCGCAACGGCATTCCGAAAGCCTATCGGTTAAGCTTGCCCGAAGCGGGCGGCGGGCGCACCGAAACCGCGCTTGCCGCCGAGGTGCTGCATTTGCGGATCGGGGCGGACCCCGCCGCGCCTTGGGCGGGATCGGCACCTTTGCGCCGCGCGCCTTTGTCGGCAAGCCTGCTGCAAGAGGTGGAAACCGCCTTGCGCGACGTCTACCGCGATGCACCGCTCGGGTCGCTGATCGTGCCACTTCCCGAAGGCTCCGCCGACGATATGGCAACCATGCGCAACGCCTTCCGGGGTCGTCGCGGATCAAGCCTTGTGATCGAGGGTGTGGCGCAAGCCACGGCGGCGGGGATGCACCCAAACCTTGGCAAATCGCCCGATCAGCTTTCGCCCGACCTGTCAAAATCCATGACGGCGGAAACGCTGGGCGCGGCACGGGATGCAATCGCCATGGCCTTCGGGG